TTTTTGCCTCTTTTTAGGTCATGGTGCCATGTGGCGAACCTTTCCATTTTTTATCTAGTAAACTGGATTACAGTTTTCTATTTTTCTTATCTAGTTAAAAGGTCATGCATTTTTTTTATTTTTTCATTTGACAAATTTAACACTTTATGCTATACTGTTATTAAAGGTGATTCCCATGACTAGAGTTAAAAATCCAAATTATATTCGTAATGCTAAAAAATATGATATTTCTACTGACGGTATGACTAATGAAGAGAAAAAAGAAATAGCCTTAACTTCTACTACTCTTACTAATAAATCTCGTGGTAATAATTGTAATCAAGTTGCTAAAAGTGGTTATCTTGATAATCCGGATGCTCAAGAATTACATACTATTGTTCGTAATGAGGGGTTTAAGAAAATTGGTCGTCCTACTTGTTGGAAGAGTGTTGAACAATTGAAAACAGAGTTAGCGGAGTATTTTGATTTATGTAGAGAACATAATCTTGCTCCTGTTATGGTGGGGATGGCTAATTACTTAGGAGTGTCTAATGATACTATACAAAGACATCGAAAAGACCCTAATTCTCCGTTCTTCGGAACCTTAAATTTTGCCACTCAGCTTATTCAGGAACTTGCACAGGGTGCGTTGGTTAACAACAAAATGAACCCAATGGCTTACATGTTCATGGCTGGGAACTATTGGGGTGAAAAAGATGTCAGACAAATTAACATTGCTCCAATTGAGCCAAACGGTACGACTTCTACGGAGAAAGAGGGTAGTATTGAGGCAATTAAGGAACAAATCGCTAGAGAAGATGAGCACATAATGGAAGCGACTTTTAGAGAGAAATAGCGACTTTCTCAAAAGATTCAACGACTTTTGCGACTTTCATACGACTTTTTCCGAAAAATCGTAACGACTTTCATTTCCATATTCAAAAAATGATTATTTGAACATTTAAAATATATTTTTTACGTAAAAAAAAAGACTGGAGGTTAACACTCTAGTTTTTTCTTTCTCTTTTTTTAAAATTATGAACACCCTTCAAAACGGTCATAATAGGCTCATATTCGCGTTTTTTACGTTTTTAGTATATTTATACTATAAACCTATAAAAACCGTTGTATGAGGCTAAAACAAGGGATAAAAAAGGGGTATACTGATAGAACAAGCCTAATGCTTTTTAAAAACGTATTTTAAAACATTAAAAAAAGCCTTTTAAAGGCTCATACTCGCATTTTTTCATATTGGTTAATATTATTGTATTATCCCGTGAAAAAGGTTTGTTAAAACAAAAAAAGACACTAGATGCCTAGTGCTTTTTAAAAGGTGACGCTATATTAAAAATCAACAAAAAGGGAAAAAGTATAATCAGAATTAAGATTCTAAGCGTGTTTACTCCATATTTTCTCAATTTTTTTCTTAATGCATAGTTTTTTTTATAATTATCCAATAGTATTTTCAAGTTTTACACCCGCTTTTTCTTCTATTTCTTCATAATTATATATGTTTTAGAATATAATTCGCCTTTTTCGTTTGAGTCGATTCCCTCATTGTTATGTTTTCTGTTGTAAATCTCCCAATTTATACAAACGATGTAATTCTTTTTCATAAGATTATACCTCCTTTAAATATTCAATTTTAGCGGGTTCGCTTTGTTTAGCATAGCAAGTGCCGTCTAGTTTCCAATTTTCAATAAAACGAAGTGGACAAGATTCCTCGTAGATTTCTTTTATCATGTCTAAGTCATATATAGTATATCCATATTCTTTTGCCTCCGTTGTATCTTTTTCATCTTGTAATATGTAAATTTTATGGCATCCGTCGTATGCCAAAGAGTCTCCTTTAACTATTTTATCATTTATTTTAACTTTCATTTTCTATTTTCTCCTTTTCTCTTTCATAATTTTCAACATATGTGTTATATATGTTTGTGAAATTAGTTTTATATGCGGTCAATTGTGTATCATATTTCGTTAAAAGTTCTTTTATTTCCTTTATTCTTTTATGGCTTACGTGATTTACTGATAAGCCTGTTTTTAAGTCAAGGAGTTCATACATACCCCATTCACTTTTATATATCCCAAAGTTGTTGTTATCGGTTTGAATCAAATAACCTTGATGTTTTACTAAGTTTGGTTTATTGTTTTTCATCATTGAATAAAATAACCCTTTTTTCATACATGTTTCCCTTTCTATAATACTTTTTCGAGTCTTCCATTTCTAAATATTTGTTTTACTTCGATATCAGTGTAGCCAAGTTGCTTGAAAAATTCTTTTTTATGCCTCGCTTTCGTTTGTTGTTATTTCTATTGTCAACAATCCACTTTTAGAAAGTTCCACATTTTCCAATATTTTAACATTTTTAAAACATTTTAAACATCCTATAACCGCATTTAGACCTATTCCATAAGATATTATATTATCATCGTATAAACCATTCCTAGTATATTTTTTAGCTTTTTTATTGAATCTTTTGTATAAATGTTTATATTTGTTAATAGCATTACTTACGCAAGTACTTTGTTTATCATAACCAAAACCCGTTGCTTTTGTTGTTCCTATTTCTGATGTTTGGCCATTGTACATATAGTAATCACAATACCAATTGTTATTATTTCCTTTCAAGTAATATTCCATACGTAAAATTGTTTTCATATTTTTCACCTTTTTTTAGCCTTTCGGCTCCCTTTCTTATTTACAAGTATATAATACCATATTATATATACATTGTCAATATATTTTAATTATTTTTACTATTTTTTTATAGTGTTTTACCTCGTCCACCTCCCCCACCCCTAGAGTATAAGAGCCCCCTGGGGTCTTAATTCAAGTATTCTAGCAAATTTTTTATAAAAAGACCCTTTACATTTTTCCAAAACTGTACTATACTTATACTAGAAAGTAGGTATGCTATGTTAAAATCAAAAAAAGAACGAGAGATAAACGTTTTAGGAACAACGTACTACATAAGAAGAGGAGTATCTACAACAGATGATGTAAAACTTCTCAAATGTCATGGTTATACAGATTTCACTACCAAAAATATAGTAGTGAGTGCTTTTGGAGATGAGTATCCTATGGGAGTAGGAGATATAGAGTCTTATGAGAAAAAAGTAGTAAGACACGAAATAGTACATGCTATGTTAACTGAAAGTGGGTTACTTTCATACAGTGAAGATGAAACGATAGTTGACTGGGTGGCATTACAGTATCCGAAATTAAAAGAAATATTTAAAAAGTTAGAGGTGGAATAATGTATACCAAAGAAAGTGTTTTAATGGGGCTAGTCCAGACGCAACAAGACCACATAGAAACTCTTTTAAAAATAATAAGAGTGGTAAAAAATCAGTTAGACCTAGCGAGTTATGATAAATTATCGAAAGAAGAAATAAAAGAGTTAAATGAAGAATTAGTTGAGTTTTTAAATTTAGTATTAAAAGAAGAATAGGTTGACAAAAGAGGCAAAAAGGTGTAATATAGTTATGTAAAGGGAAGAAATGCACCTGTAGCCAAGAGGTTAAGGCGAGTGACTGCAACTCACTTATCATAAGTTCAAATCTTATTGGGTGCTCCAAATATCAGTAGTAGTGTTAAGGGTAACATTGTAACAAAGTATGTTATAGATAACAGTTCGAGTCTGTTCTACTGGTAGTATATTTAACGTTTTTTAAGTCTATGAGTTATGAGATAGGGCTACGATAGTAGTTTTTTTTTTCTTATAAAGAAAAGAAATTGACTAAAGAGTGAAAAAATGGTATATTAGTTTTGGTGATGATATGAAGTTGGTTACTAATTTTATGGTAAATAGCTACAAGATTATGGAGTTAGGATATGATTTTTGTGGTTATACTGTAAAAAAGGAAAATGATGTAAATTTTCATCATTTAATAATAGCAAGACGAGACTGTGATAGATTAAGAGTGCCAAACGAGGGGTATTACGTAGAAAATGGGGCGATACTTCACAAAGAGAATATGCATCCTTATTTACATACAATTGAAAGAATAGATGGAGAAATCTTTTCTTTAATTACTTCTGAAATGATAGATGAAAATGTAAAAGGGAGATTAGACATAGAGAACATAAGGCGGATAAGAGATTTACTTTTATGTTTTGAAAGAGAGCATTGTGGAGAAAGGACGAAAAAGGGTTATCCTTTGATAAAAGAGAGTTATATAAAAAATAGAATAAAAATATAAAAAGGTGTTGACAAGTTTTAGAATATATGATAGAATTTAGTTGTCATTGAAGAAGTGACATGTTTTCTATTTTTCAAATATTATATAAAGTACTATACCCTTTCTTTTATGAACTATAGTACACGAAAAGGAGAGCTTCCACCTCTCTTTTTTATTGTAAAAGAAAGTATTTGACAAAAAAGGAAAAGTGTGGTAGAATAAAAAATGTAAGGTAAGAACCTTATAAAATACGCTTTATTCACCCAACTTCTTCCTGTTCTAGGTAGTTAATTCTACCTAGCTTTTTTATGTGAAGAAATATCTTGACTTTTCGTACATAATGTGATATACTTTGAATAGGGTAAAATACGAAAGTAGGGTATAAATGAAAGTAATAGTAAGGAATTTAGCGAAAGAGGGAAAAGAGTTAGATACGGTAAAAATCGTATCTTTATCGGACATACATTTAGGCTCTAAGAGTTTAGATAAAAAAGAGCTTGACAAAACGCTTAAATATATAGAAGAAAATGATGATGTATATTGTATTTTAAACGGTGATTTAATTGACTGTACATTAAAAAACAGTGTTGGTAGTGTATATGAAAATGTGATGACACCTATGATGCAAGTTTTAGAGCTTGTGAAGATTTTAACACCTATAAAAGATAAAATACTTGTGATTAGTTTAGGAAACCATGAGGCTAGGAGTATAAAAGAAACTAGTATTGATGTTTTATTATTGGTTGCAAGGGAATTGGGAATAGAAGATAGGTATGCACCTGGTTTTTGGTATTTGTATTTATATTTTGGTAAAAAGACAAGTGGTGCGAGAGTTCCTATGGTTTATACTATAACTGGCTATCACGGAAGCGGTGGCGGTCGTGGAATAGGTGGAAAGATAAATCGTCTTGTAGATATGAGTAATATAGCGGTAGCTGACCTTTATATAATGGGGCATACACATACACCTATGAGTACGAAAAAATGCATTTATATACCTGATTACAACAATAAAAGTTTATCACTTCGAGAAATGCATTATATGATGAGTAATTCATTTTTAAAGTATAGTGATAGTTATGGAGAGATGAATGGTTATCATCCTACTAGTAATACAACTTGTGAGGCAATATTAAATGGTAAAAAACGAGAGATTAGAATTGTTACATAGGAGGTTTTATGAAGAAAGACGAATTAGTTGGTGAGGGAAAAGGTTTTGAGAGAATAAGAAGAATAACAGGGTACTTGGTTGGTACTGTAGAAAGATTCAACAATGGAAAACGTGAAGAAGAAAAGGACAGAGTAAAGCATACTGGAGTTGATGAACTATTAAATGATAAACGAAGAAATGAGGATAGTAGGCTTTAGAGATTTTTATAAAAGAAGTAGGAAAATTAAGTCTTATTATGATAGATTATCAGTTAATGACAAATGGACATACAAGTATTATCTTTATTCCCATAGATTTTTAACGGAGTCAGTCCTTGATATAATGTGGGAGTATTTAAACGAAAGTAAGAATAGCGAATATTATGTTTCACGTAAAAAACTAGGAGAATATTATTTAAAGGTTAAAAAATGAACGATACTAGTATTCAAGATGTAATAAAAGATAGAATAAAAGAATGTGAAACATTAAAAAAAGAAGTTAAAGATACTCGTACACTTGCGTATTTGCAATTATTAGACACCTTAAGGTCGGACTATGAAAGTCTTAAAGATAAGAAAAATGCAAGTTCGTATGCTGATGATATAATTTATGTAATAAGTCATGATTTAATAGAATATAAACCTACAAAAGACAATACAGAACTTGTTAAAAATATAATGTTAAGAGGTTATGACTGCAAAGCAAGATGTGGTGATTTTAGGGCATTTTGTATAGCAATGGAGTGGAATAGACCTATAAAAAAACAATTTTTTCTGCCGAGAAGAAGAATACTTGAAAAGCATGGTCTTATACAGGCGTTTCAAGATGTACAAGATAATAAGGTAGATTTTTTATGTGTTAACTTGCCACCTAGAATTGGTAAGAGTACACTGGGGTTATTTTTCCTTGCATTTAGGTGTGGTTTGTATCCCGACCTTGCAATATTAGGAAACGGTCATTCGAGTAGTTTGACACAGTCATTTTATAACGAAATGTTACAGTTATTTACAAGTGACGAATACCGTTTTAGTGAAATATTTTATAATACAAAAATTGTTAAAAAAAGTTCTGAATATTCTTGGATAGATTTAAACCAAGAGAAAAGATTTCATACCATAATGTTTAGGTCAGTAGACGGTGGTACAACAGGTTTAGCGGAGGCTAGTAATGTACTTTATTGTGATGACCTTGTAAAAGACGCAGAAACGGCTAATAACCCCGATAGACTTGATAACTTATTTCATGCTTACACAAGTACTATACAAGATAGAAAAGTACCAAGAGAGTGTGATGACGGAATTACAAGGGATTGTCCGGAGATACATATAAATACCCCATGGAGTATAAATGATGTAACAAGTCGTCTTATAAGAATTTATGGTGATGACGGTAAGAATCCACGTGTTAAAATAATATCGATACCTTGTTATGATGAAAATGGAGAAAGTAATTTTTTATATGATTATGGCAAAGGTTTTACAAAAGAATATTATAAATCACTTCAAAAGGCAGAAGACCCCATAATTTTTAGTGCAAAATATTTAATGATGCCACTTGAACGAGATGGACTTGTTTTTAATGAAAACAATATTAGTACTTATACAAGTTTGCCGAGTGAAAAACCTGATAGGATTGTGGCGTATGCCGACGTATCTCATGGAGGGCAAGACTATTTTTCACTTCCTATTGGTTATGTTTATGGTCATGATATTTATATAGAAGATTTGCTTTTTGAAAATAACTTTGGTGGTGATGATTATATTCGTCCAAAGGTTGTTGATATAATTATAAAAAACAATGTAACAAAATTAGGAGTTGAAAAAAATAATGGTGGAGATTTTTTCTCTACAATTATCGACAGAGATTTAAAAAGGAAAAATTATAGATGTAATATTACAACACATAATGCACCTACTACAAAATCAAAAAACGATAGAATATTATCTTGCCAAAATGAAATAAAAGGAATTGCAACAAGTGATAATACATATAGGATTTATTTTAAGTCTTATGATTTAAGAAAACCGAGTTACCAAAAGGCAATGCAACAACTTTTCAACTGGAATCAAAACCCTAAGATGAAAGATAAACAACATGATGACTTTCCTGATTCACTGTCTGGTATGATAACTAACGTATTAAATGGAAAAGGACAAGGTAGGGCAATGAGTAATTTTTCTGCTAGTAAGCTTGGTTTGTAAACCATTTGACAAAATACAAAATATATGTTATAATAAAGGAGATTATGAAAGAATATATTAACTGTCCACATTGTGGGAAAAAGTTATTTAGAATAGACAAAAAGAGTGTATACAAACACATATATATGTGGTGTAAAAACTGTAAAAAAGAAATACTTATTGAGCCAAAGAGCCTAGACAAATAGTTTAGACTCTTTTTGTTTTTTATAAGGTGGTGTGATATGCGTACTAGAAAAACGTATGGTAGAAAAAGAATAATATTAGATTATAGAGAAGTAACACCAGAAAATTTTAAAGAGGTTTTACAAAAAGCATTGCCGATATATGGACAAAATAAAGCAGACTGTGAGTATTTAATAGATTATTATTTGGGTAAACAAGACATACTTAATAGACCCCCTCCTACAACATCTACAATTAACAATACAACAGTTGTTAACTATACACAACCTATAACAAGAGATAGTGTAGGCTATACTTTTGGAAATGGAATAGAACTTGTACAAAGAGATATAAATAAAATAGATGATGTTAGGACATTGGCTGAAATATATAACTATGAAAATGATTCTTTTGTAGATATATGTTCGGGAATATATGGTTCGATATGTGGTTTTTCATATCAAATTACGTTACCTAGTCCAAATATTGAACAAGATTATACGCCGAGTGTGCCAATAGTCTATTCATATTTAGACCCAAGATATACTTTTGTGGTGCAAAGTACTGATGTAGGAAACCCACAAATAATGTCATGTATGATTTCTATATCAAATGATGGTACAAAGATGTTTACTTGTTATACACCAAAATATAAATTTACTTGTAAAGGCCTTGATTTTTCAAACTTAAAAATTGAACCAAATGTAGTTGGTTTAGACCCAATAACAATGATAGAAAATTCAATTTTCTTAATGGGTGACTGGGAGTGTATAGTATCACTTCTTAATGCTATAAACCAAACAACAAGTGATTCCTTAAACGATATAGAGGGTACTATAAGAAGTATCTTGGTTATATTAGGTGCAGAGTTTGATGAAAGTGAGGGTGTGGAAGAAGCAAATTTAGCAAAAATAAAAAAGAATAGATTACTAACTTTAGCAAATGCTACAGGAGGTAATTTAGATGCTAAGTTTATTGCTCCACAACTAGATAGTACTAGTGTTGAAAATTTAAGAGAATACTTACAAGAAGCAAAAAATATAATCACAGGTATACCTGATAGAAGTTCTAATTCAAGCGGAGGCGACACTGGACAAGCGGTGCTTAACCGTGATGGCTGGACAAATCTTGAAATAGTAGCAAGACTTAAAGAAATGTTTTTTAAGAAAGGCAAAAAAAGACAACTTGAAGTAGGTATACAAATATTAAAAATGCTAGATATAGTCAGTAAAGACTTAAATGTTTTTGATTTTGATATTGTAATAGGAAGACATAATACAGATAACTTACAAACGAAAACTCAAGCTTTTGCTACATTAGTGGCTACTCATGAACTAGCAACAATAGACTGTTTGGAAATAGCTTGTTTAACTAATAAAGCAAGAGAAGTAGTAGAACGTGGTAAGAAAGCAAAAGAAGAAAGACAAAAAGACGAAATCAAACAAGAAAAGGCACTAACTGATGTATATAGCAATACAGAAGAAAAAACTGTAATAAATGAAACTGCATAAGTTTTATTATAGATTCTCCGAGCTTAGAGGAGGTTTAAATAAACTAAGTTAGTATAGACAGAGAAGTCGTTTAATCACTACTAGGAGGAATAAATGAATTTAAAAGAAATATTAGGTACTGCTTATAAAGAGGACATGACATTTGCAGAAATAGAAACTGCATTAAAAGACACAAAACTTGCTGATTTATCAAAAGGAAAATATGTTGATGTTGACAAATACAACAACACTGTAAATGATTTACGTAACCAACTAAATGGTAAATTATCAGAGGCTGAAAAGCAACAAAATGCTGAAATAGAAAAAGATAAGAGAATTGCAGATTTAGAAAAATTACTTAAAGAGAATACTCTTGAGAGTAATAAACGAGTTATGGAAAGTTTATTTTCCGAAACTAAGACTATTCTTGGCTTAAAAGACGATGATACAAGTTTGGCACAATTTATACAAAATGTAAATTGTGAAGACAGTACAAAAGTAAACAATGTTGGAACTTATGTTGCAAAACTAGTTAAAGATGCTTATGAAAAAGGTCAAAAAGACGGTATGAAAGGTGCTTTAGGTGGTTTTGGTAAACAAAAAGGAAATGCTAGTGCTGGAGATGGAGAGAAAGAAATTGAAAATCTTGGCAAAAGACTAGCTGAAAAAAACAAAAATACTACAACATTAACTACAAAATATGATTATTTTAACCAAAATAAATAAAAAAAGGAGAGAAATATAATGGGATTAACAAAAACAAGTTATCTTGCTCCTGAAAAACAAATTTTAATAGGACAAGAATCTTATTACATCGGACTTGGTGCAAAAGTAACTAATACTGGTGTTACTGCTGACTCAAACGGTAAAAAAATATTATATGCTGGTACACCACTTGCTGGAGATTTACTAGCTAGAGATACTGCATTTACAAAAGCCGTTACAAGTGGTGACACTTCACAAACTTCAAACGCAACTTGTGTACTATTACACGATGTAGACGTAACAAACGGAGCTGAAAATGCAACAGTAGTACTTGCTGGATGCATTGATATTTTAAAATTAACAAGTGCAACACAAACTTTAATTACTAATGAGGTAAAAACTGCTTTACCTAGAATAATCTTTGTGAAAGGAAGTGCTATTTAGTTATGGAAGGAACAATTTTTGATTTTGTTTCTGCAAAGAACATAATGGAATATTGGATAAACAAGAATGTAAATAGACAACCATTACTTGGTGAAACATTATTCCCATACACAAGAGAAATAGGAACTGAAATAGAATTTATCAAAGGTGCTAAAAATCAACCTGTAGCATTAAGATTATCTGCTTACGATGCAAAAGCTATTCGTAGAAACCGTGAGGGCTTTGATAAATATAAACAAGATATGCCTTTCTTCAAGGAATCAATGTACATTGATGAGAAGTTAAGACAACTATTAAACAACTTTATGAATGCAAATAGTCAAGCATTAGTTGATAGTATTTTATCAAAAATATTTGACGACCAAATTAAACTAATTGATGCATCATTTATTTCACTAGAAAGAATGAGAATGAGTGCTTTAACAACAGGTGTTGTATCATTATCAAGTAATGGACAAACATATTCAATTGATTATGGTGTACCTAGTGAACATAAGAAAACTGTAACTACTGACTGGTCTGATGCAAGTGCCGACATCATTGGAGATGTACAAGCAATTGTAGATTCAATGAGAGAAGAGGGAGTAATTATTACTAGAGCCGTATGCAATTCTAAGGTTGCAAAATATTTTAGAACAAATACTGCTATCAAAAATGCCGTATATGTTTTTGCAAACGGAACAGTAACAGTTGGCCAAGCAAGAGCAATCGATTATATAAGACAAGAAACAGGTGTACAATTCTTAGTTTATGACAATGTTTATGTAAAAGACGATGGCTCTGCAAGTAAATACATACCTGACGAAACAGTAGTATTTATGCCTGAGGGAACTCTAGGTGAAACTCACATGGGTGTTACACCAGAAGAGTCAGATTTACAAAACAAATTAAACGCTGATGTAGCCGTAACTGCAGAGGGTGTGGCTATTACAACTTATGGAACAGAAGACCCTGTTAACGTTGAAATGAAAGTGTCTATGGTTGGGGCACCATCATTTGAAAAAGCTGATGAAATCTATATTCTTGATACACAAAAATAATGATTTTAATAACTAATAATAAACAATATTTAGAAGTAACCAAAGGGGCTTATGAGAGTTTATTTAAGCCTCTAGGTTATCAAATTATTAAAAATCAAAAAGAAGAAAACGAGAATATAGACAGGGTTCAACCAAATGAACATATCGAAGAACAAACAATAATTGACGAAGAAAATAAAGATGTAGACAACAAAGAAGAAAACTTTATTGATGATTTAAACATACTAGACGCCTTAAAAGAAATACCTGTTTCTCCAAAAACAAAAGGTAAAAAATAGGTGATTATATGTTATATGAGATAAAAAATAAAATCTATATCCGTGTTGGTGGGAAATATAAGGAAGTAATTTTTGGTATTGATAAAAATGGAGAATTAACAATGACACCAAATACTGTGGCAATTGAAGTTAACCGTTTTGAAGAAATAAAACCTTATAATTTAGCACAACACAAAGAAGAACTATTAAAAAAATTAAAATCTAAGGTAAAAAATACGTTAGAGAGTAATTTTTACAATAGAGAAGAAAACTATTCTAAAAGAAAGTTTTAGGAGGTAAGATGAACGATTTACTAACTGAATTAAAAATAGAAATGGAAGCAAGTGGCTTTAAGACATATAACGATATGTTTTTAAGACAGAAACTAAAACAAGCAATAGGTAAAGTAAATCGTGCAAGACGTTTTACACCTAGCGAAAATATGTTATACGATACAAAGTATGAAGACAAAATACTTGAACTGGCAATAATCTTTTTGGCACAAATAGGAGCAGAGGGAGAAACAAGCCACTCCGAAAACGGCATAAGTAGGTCATATAGAGAAGAAAAAGATATATTAAAGGAAATAATACCTTTAATTAAATAGGTGGCTATATGAGGACATTAGATAGGAATAAGAGGGTATTGTATTTATGCAAACATTATGTTGACGGTAAAATAAGAAAATACAAAGAACCCGTTAAAGTTTGGGATAATTATGAACCCATGAACAGTGATAATGATATGTTAGTTTTAGGAGAGGTTTACCCAAAATATTTGAGAATAAAAAGAGATAATCTTGATAAGAATTTATATGAGCCTGGTGATAGAGCATATATTTATGTATCTCCACCAACTACTCATGATGTACTATGCAAAACTGCAGATTATGAAGTTGACAATGAACCTCTTGATACTATAAATCAATTAGACATAAGACTAAAAAGGTTAAGTGGCAAATAATGAAAACATATAAAATAAAATTATCGGTATCATCTATAAACGAATGTATTAAAGATTTATTCGCATTAGATGAAGCATTACAAGATATTGATGAACTAATTGTACAAGAACTTACTTTACGTGGACTTAATGAACTTGAATATCTATATGGTACTGCCGTACTTCAAGTAGGCAATGATGACTATACACTTTCAAGATATTATAAAGGCAACAAAGGTAAAATAATGGCAACAGGAACGTCGGTATTGTACAACGAGTTTGGAACAGGAACAGAGGGCGAAAGATACTCTCATCCTATGAAAAACGAGTTTGATTTGAACCCTTATAATAGTGGTAAAACTATAAGAACGAATCGTAATGCTGACTCAAAAGCTACCGATAACAATATTCCTGTTGGAGAATTATATTGGACTTTTGAAAAAAACGGTCAGTTATATTACACAACTGGAACAAAAGCAGGTTTGCAAATGTATAATACTGCTGAATATTTGAGAAAAAATGCTAAAAAGATAGCAAAAGAAGTGGTAGGTGATGTTATACGTACTCTATAGAAGACCAACTAATAAATGACATACAAGAATTTTTTAAAACACAAAACGGTTATGAGAATTTAATAGTTGTACCTGCTTATGAAAGATACCCAAACATCACATATCCACGTATAACAATAGAAGAAATCGAAAACGAAGACGTGCAAAGATACTTTGATGAAACCGAAAGAGTAACAAACTTAGGTTATCAAATTGGTATAAATGCCGAAGAAACAACGGAATTAACATCAGTAGAAAATGTAAAACATATTGCAAAACTACTGGATGGATATTTAAAAGGTGAAAGATACCGTTGTTTGCAAAGAAAAGGACAATTAACAATAATGCCTTTGACTGTAGATGAAAATGTTACTACAGGCTACGTAAGGTATATATGTTGTTTAGAGAATAAAACCAATACTATTTATAGGAGGATATAAAAATGGCAATTAACTTATCTACTGCTGGTATAGCTCTTAAGTATGCGGTTGAAGCTACAAAAGGAACTAGACCTACAACAGGTTATACTAGAATTTATGGTGCTAAGTCAACTCCAAGTCTTAACCCTGCACCAGATACCCTAGAAACTACAACATTAGACGAAACTGAATTTAAAACATACATAGATGGCTTAAAAGATTTAGGTGGAGCACTTGAATTTACATTTAACTTAACAGAAGACTTAATTACTGCTTGGGATGCTTTAATGGAAGCTTATGAAACTGCAAAAGCGGAACAAAAAGCTACATGGTTTGTAATTGAAATACCTGGTTTGACAAATGCATTCTATTTTACAGGAAATCCAAGCGATATGGGATTACCTGAAACAAGTGTAAGCTCTGTTCTTGAAATTACAAACTACATTACACCAACAGGTGCACCTGTAAAAGCTACTAAGCCAACCGACTAATCAA